TCGTCAAGCCCCTTGACGTCTTCAGAAAAGAAGTTTATTCGATGAAAGTCTCGATAGCTCAGTTTATCGAGCATGCATATCACCTTGCAACAGGTTTTGTGCATTCCCATTGGAAGGGTATTATCGTTGGTATTTCTGTTCTGATCGCCTTAGTCGGTTTTGCCGGAATCACTATGTGGCTGTTTAATAACGGGCCCTTCAGTGATATCGACAAGAACGACTTTGATGCTCAGAGCGAATTTACCAGAGATAAACCTCAACCCCATCGCACTGCTCCCGCTCCCAGGAAACCAGGCAATTTCACCAAACCCCATGTTGCTGAAATGGCTGGTGCCGATCAAACCTCCTTGAACTTGATACAAGGAGTTGTTGGTGGAAATTTAGTTTCCCTGGATGTAAATGGATATAAAAGCTTTGGCCTTTTCGTTAAGGGTCGCACATTAGTTTGCGCTGCCCATATAATGAGAACGTCTTTCCCATGCTCTGTTACTGTTTCTTCACATAGAAGCGGTGTTCGAGCATTTTCGAAAGACAAGATTAGAGTTATTTATCACAATCATCAAGATCTAGCATTTGTTACTTTTTGCGACAAAACGTATGCTGAGTACCCAGACATTTCTGGACACTTTATCAAGCATGCTGAGACGCATTTAGTTGAACGTTGTTATGTTTACATGGCCGTAAAGACTGAAACAGCCGTTGAAATCAGGAGTTCTCCAACTCCTGCTTATGCAGGTGGTCACCTTGACTATCCCACAGTATTCGGAGGTCCCCACTCCGTATCCAACGACGAAACAATCTTTACACGCATTCCATCAACTGGTGGAGATTGTGGATCTGTTTATCTTTTAAACAATCCCTCTCTCTCTCGGAAGATTTTCGGTATCCATATTGCCGGTGGCCCATGCTCTGCTGCATCCATCGTGACTCAAGAAGATATCGACGAAGCTTTCGAAGCACTAGTTGCTGAAATGTTACCGCCAATCGACCCAACTTGCACCAATTCTGCCATCAATCCTGATGTCATTAAGTGTGAGAACGTCGAAGTTCTTGGAACAGTTTCTAGCGAATACAGCGTTAGATGTCCAAACTCTTCCAAGATGCATAGATCCCCTATGTACAATATGTGGCATGAATCAAAACATACTTTAGCAATGCTAGCTCCCAAGCATGGCATATCACCAGCTGAAGTGGGCGAGTCTAAGAAACTCGTTCGACCACATAATACCTACAAACATCCATGGCTTGACCATTATGCCGATTTCGTCATTGACAAGATCCCGTATAAAGTTGAACCCCGACTTTTGTCTATTGATGAAGCCGTGAATGGTGTAGAAGGTTGGTACCATACCAATGGTATCGACATGAAGAAGTCTCCTGGTTATCCTAGAAATATTGAACGTATATCTGGCAAACAAAAAGGAAAACTTAGTTACTTCTTCAAAGGAATGAATGAGAAAGGTGAACCTCATTACACTCCCAAACCTGAACTCGTTGTGGATATCAACGCAGTTAAGGACAGTCATGAAGCTGGGATAGAGTACCCATTTTGGTTTGTTGATCAGTTGAAAGATGAAAAACTCCCCTGGAGTAAAGTCTACAACCGAGAAACAGCCGAATGGATTGGAAATACCCGAATCATGAATGCAGCCCCTCTCCATATATTTATTACTGAACGCATGCTCTTTGGCGCGTTCTTTGAGAATCTTATGAGATGGCAAAGCGATCCCGATTCAGTGTGTGATATTGGTATAGACCCGTTACACGCTGGAGCCTGGGAGCAAGTTGCAAGGAAGGTCAATCCTAATCTTGACCCTGATGCTGAAATGCTCTTAGGTGATTTGAGAAAATGCGACGCTTCTGTCGCCAAATCACTACTCGAACTCACAATCGACGTCCTCGTCGGTTGGTACAAGAAGCGCATGTATGATTACACCCCTGAGATAGAGAGACGTCAACGTATGCTCTTACGCTCTCTGACACTCAATGCATGCCGAATTATTATAAATTTAGTTTATAGAGTTCGAGCTGGAAATTCTTCTGGAATTTTCGACACCCCGGAATTTAACCAAATCCCTACTATGGCTTGCTACTCACTTGCTGAAGCTGAAAAGCGAGGCGAAGACAAGATGATAGAAGGATTTGAAGCGGTGTGGAGAAAATTCAAAGGAGTTGGTGATGACAGTTTACTTGGTCGTGGCAAGATCGGAGATCCCTACCGACTTAACATAGATATGTTCGACGTCAAAGAAATGTTTGCTAGACATGGCATGGAATATACTGCCATCTACAAAGATCAAGAACTTGTGGCCTACTACAAGTTTTCTGAAGCGAAATATCTACAACGCACCTTCCGTATTGAAAATGGTGTTGTCTATGCTCCCCTGTCAAAGGATTCATTAGAAGACATACCATATTTCATACAGAAGAAAGGCGACCAAGAATACTTTCTTCGAGCTGAATGCGATTCAATGCTCCGCGAAGCGTATCAATGGGGCAAACAATACTTCGAGGACTGGAAAACTCGACTTAATAATGCCCTAAAAACCCTTTGCTACCAACCAATGACACTCTCGTATCGAGTTCTTGACCTAGAATTCCACAGAGCTGTCCGTGATCCCCTTTCTTTAGTCAATGTCAATCGCACAGAATTTGTTGCTCAAATGAGTGAACCCGCTCATGCACAAAGACAAGAAACTCAAAAGACTGAAGAAACGTTCATAGAAACAACTACGTTTGCAGATAATGTTGGAAAAAGTGATCCCAAATTGGAAATTGCTAGTGTGTTAAGCCCAGTGACCATTGGAACTGACCCCTATCCTGATCAAGGAATAGCGGGCCTTCTATCACGGCCTTATCCCATAGCCAATTTCAATTGGTCTTCATCCAGTGTGGCTGGTACCTTCGTGACCTCTGTGTCACTACCTTCAGCCCTCATGGCAATTCCAAATATTGACGATAAGCTCAATAGGTTCCAATACCTTCGAGCTGGAGTACGTCTCTCAATCAGAGTGAATGGAACTCAATTTCACTCCGGATTGCTGCTTGCTGCTTGGTGTCCTCACTGGGCAGCCGCAGATCCAGATACTATACCGTTCTTCAATATATATACTGCATCATCTCAGAATTGCATTTGCATCTCAGCTAATACATCTGCTACTGCAGAGGTGACCATCCCATATGTAGCTCCCTCGAGTTACTGGAATCTTAAAGATGATCCCACTGCAGCAGCTGATG